GACAAAGTTACGTTTCTTAAAACTGAATTATTTGTTCTTGATGTTATGCGTGGAAAATATGCGAATCCAGTGGCAAATGCGCTATACTTTCATGATGACTCAATTATGCCGAAACATTCGTGGTTTGGTCATAGCAAGATTACTCACATAGGAAGGATGGTGTTTTACTAATGAAAAAAGAACCTGTAGCATGGCTTTACGAAGAGTTTGACGTTAAGTCTGGTGACCTTAAAAAGTCTTACTTATGGTCATTTCATCCTAAAGAACTGTCATATCTTAATGACTTAAAAAATGCAACACATCATATTAAGATTACACCATTATTTAGAGGTGATAAGATAGAAGAATACAAGTCAATGAATAAGTATTCAGAAGCAACACAACGATTGATTGAAAGTAATAATGGACTCTAAACCACTTAGTCAAGAAGAGATAGTTAAGATATATAAAGAAGCATTTGGCAAAGGTGACCAATTGGTTACAATAGATAGAATATTTAGATTTGCTAGGTTGATAGAACAGGCTCATGGAGTAAAAGATGGCTAAGGGTAAAGTATATAGTGTGGCATACGACAAAGAACAAGCATTAAAAATTATGGCTTATGTAAAGAATAATCCTACAGCTCATAGAACAAAAATAGCTAAAGATTGTATTACAAATTTTTATAGACTTAAATACTTAGAGCAAGAAGGTCTTGTAAATTTACCTAAACCTTTATCTTATGGAGAACGAAATGGAATTGCTAGAAAAAATAATTGATTATATTATATGGATTTTAGTAATTGGTAGTATAATGGGCTTTTTTTATGGTACGTATCAAGTTGTTGATTTATTTTTTATAAGGGGATAGTTATGGTAGATATGGTAAATAGACCTCCACATTATTTAGTGGGTGGTATAGAGGCAATAGACGTGATTAAAAGTCGTTTAACAAAAGAAGAGTATATTGGGTATCTAAAAGGATGTAAGCTCAAGTATGACTTACGTTATCCGTTTAAAGATAATCCACAACAAGATTTAGAGAAGTCTGATTGGTATAAGAATAAGCTATTAGAAGCTACTAAAGATGAAGATGCTATTAACCCACCTGAAGTGGAAGCTATCTTAGAGAGATTTGATGATGAATAAGATATATTGGATATTTATTGTAGTGATGGCATCATTAGCGATATGGGGAACTGAAAAGGCTTTTAGTCAGACTACGACTATACTTGCACCTGATGGTTCTGTGACTGTATGCCAAGTAGGTAGTAATGGTATTGTAGTTTGCGTCTAGTCATCCATAGGCGTTAGCTCACCATAGACTGATAGCTCTTCACCACTAATTTCTATTAGGCTATCATCATCTAGTGTGATGACTATTGTGCTATCACCATGTAGTGGTTCACAAGATACAATCACTCTTCCTAACATATGATTACAAATGATTTCTACTTCTGACCGTTGCATAACAATCCTATATTTTAACAAATTTTTCTGACTTATCTGTTGTTACTTTTTTATTACCTCTAAACCAAGAACCACAAGTTTGACATTGAAATCTTGGATATTTTCCAGCAGTTAATACAGCATAACCACGTTGTTGCACTTTATGACTTGCACAGCTAGGGCATACTTTTTCTTCTGAAAAGTGATTGTGATTAGGATGATTACTTATCCAACCTTTGAACTTGTCATATACTTTCTCTAGCAATACAACATCATTCCTATTGTATTCTTCCATGCGTTTCCATGCTTTACGGTCATTATTCATAACCTTTAACCATAACTCATGCCCTTCATGTTCTGTCTTTTTACCAAGACCTAAACGTTGTGCAATATAGTCTAGTTTGTTAGAAACGAATCTAAATTTACTACGAGATGTTTGTAATAAGTCTATGTGTTTAGCAGGGCTAGGTGGTGACATACCAGCTTCTAGGAACTCTTTATTAAGCATGGGTATATCAAACCTATTGCCATTATAATGAACGATTGCGTCTGCTTCATCCATGAGTGTATGAATAGACTTTAACATAGACTTTCTATCTGACTTATATACAGAGTCAAACATAATTCTTTTATCACCATACCATTTAGCTGCATAGCATAATGTATAAGATGATTCTAATAGTTGGTTAAGAGCAATGTTTTGTTGCCATATACCCCATACAGTTGCAAGATTAGGTGCGCACTCTATATCTAAAAGTAGTATCTTCAAACAATTCCCCTAGTGTTGAGATACTTTATTATATATCAGATATAAAATTAGCATGAGAAATACATACTTGAAATGCGTGATAGCACATAGAATATCGCAGATAAGATAATCTAACATATCTTGATTGTAACTTTTTTAGCTTTCTGTAACTTATCAAACAATTTGTTAAACGCTACTTTAGAGTTACCGATAAAGTCTTTACCTGTCCATGTTGTGCCTACTAATATACATCCTTCTGTATGTTGAGATGTATTGCCTGCATGAATACGAACACCGGTAAAGTTAGGCACATTTTCTAAGAGAGGTAAATCCCTATTGAAACGATTGCTATGATTAATAATGAGGTTATAAGTGCCAGTAGGAATAGCTGTTTGTCCATTTACTTTAGCTCCTTTTCTAACAACATCTTCTAACGTGTAACATTCGTATATATTATCTATATACATTTTGCCTATCGTATAGGTGTCTTTAAACTCAAACCTTTTTACTTCAATTAACATTTTTGTCTATATAGGTTAAAGCCTGTGTGAGATATTGCATAGCATACATAAATAGAATAGAGAAACCCATAGCTACGAATAATAGGCATACCACTAATAATTTAAGTATTGCTAGACCGATAAAGTTAAGTATGTTTAAGACTATCATTTTCTAAGTGTCAAATACATTCTCTCGCCAATCACGAAAGACATACAAGCTCCAGTCATGTCAAGGAATATTGCGACTACAGATGCACCTACAATGTCAGGTGTAAATACAATAACGCCAGTAAATATCATAATAGAACTAATAATGACATATCTGAATGAAGCTCTTAAATTTATAATCCATTTGGAAGGTTCACCATTGACACCATCTAATGCTGCTAAAGCCTGTAGTTTTGCAGCTTCAGCTTCCATGAGTTTAACTCGTTCTTCTACGTTTTGTGGTTGACCACCTGCACCACCTGTAAACTTAGCGATAATGCCACGAACACCATCACTAAATGCAGGTACTAAAGCTGGTAATATTAAAGATGCGACTGAACCAATCATTATAGCTCCTTAGGGTCAAAGCCATACATTTTAGCTACCCTTTTTTGTAGTTTAAGAAATAAACCTTTGTGACTAGTATATTTATCTGTTTTAGGACTATCCAAGTATACACACATGTGGATAATTTCATGCGCCAACGTAACAAGTACAGAATATAAATGTGAATGACGTGCAGTAGATATAGTGATAATATGAGGCTCACCTTGTTCTGGCGGTTCATACTGCCCACAAATACTATTGTCATGCACTATTACAAAGTCTACTTTACTTGATGGAGGTAGTTTGTATTCGTCAAAGATAGGCATTTCTATAAGAGCAGAATATAGGTTAGCTATATTGTTCTCTGTGATAAATGTCATATAGTTGAACGTGGAGTAAATAGTTGTGGGTTATATACTGCTGTAGAGTCTATTTCAGGAAAGTAAATTAAGACAGATGACATACCATTAATATCGTCTTTACGCCAACATCCTTCATGGTTTGCTTTACCTTTTTCAGTAGCGTATGCAGCATAAGGATAGTTTGTTAAGCCCATCTTTATAAAGATACATTCTTCTGTAGTAAGCACGACTTCACCTACATCTGTTTTCATAGACAATTCTTTTGGTAGTTCTTTACTATAAGCATAGTCATATAAAAATAACCATAGTAGTAGTAAAGTAACTCCTATAAGAAATTGTTTCATTTGGATAGTTGTGTCAATAAAAAGACAATAACGAAACCTGCTGTGCCTAAAAGGATTTGTTCTAAGCGTTTAAGTCTTGCGTTTATTTGCTCATAACGAATAGCACAAACTTCTTCGTGTGTGCTTAAACGTGAATCTGTATCGTTGTTTACCATTACTATTCCTTATTCGTTAAATTGACTAAGTAAACCACCACCCTTTACTAAAAGTGGAGGTATAACTTCTCTGCCTGTTGTAGATGTATATGGAATTTCTTTTCCAAGTAAACCAGTATATTTTTCACCTACTTTGCCTGCTTTATATATAGAACGAGCTAATAATGCTTTAAATGGCGCACTTCTATCTGCCATCATAGTAATTTGATTTTTCATGTCTTTAGATAATGTTGAAAGACCCATGATGTCTTTATTTGCTTCCATAAATGCTCTACGTTCTGCAACATTTAAAGTATCATATAATGCTTGTGATTCTGCATTTAAACCTAATACTTTAGGTTCTACTTTACCAATTAAATCTTTTAAACCACGAGCAAGAGTTTTACCTGATTCAACAGTAGCACTTTTAAGCTCTCCATATGCTTTTTCACCAAGATTCTTATACGTACCAACTTTAATTTTTTGTGCTAATTGAACAGGTATTTCTTCAATATCTTTAAGTAATGGATGTGATAAAAATTCTTGTTTAGCTGCTTGAATAGCTTGTAAATCACTAGCAGGAAGTGCATTGTTTAATGCTCTTTTTTCTAAATCATCTAAATAAGCAACTACTTGTGATTTATTAACAGTTCCTGTAGAGCCTTTAATAAGTTCTGATATTTGTTTATTAATATCACCTAATTTTGATTCTAATACATCAATACCTCTACCAAATATAGTTCTTCCTAATGTAGGATTAACATCTTCTTTAAGTAAAGTTTTAATTGCAGTATTAGCTTCGCCTGATGCCAATTGTGTTGGTGTTGGTTTTAAAGCACTTTGCATCAATCTTTCAGGGATAGTTCTTTTTATTGTGCTTGTAGTTGCTTCTACAATACCTGGAAATAGTTTGCTAGTAATTTGTCCAACACCTGATGGAGATGCAAAATTTAAACCAATTTGACTATATTCTTTTAACATTTCATCACGAGTAGGGTTACCAATTTTAGCTCTTAAAGCTAAATACTCTTCACGATTTTGTGGAAATAACTCTTTAATATCACTAATACCACTTTTAATAGTATCAACTAAAGAACCTGATTTTTTAGATGCTTGACCTTCTTTAATTTTAGCTGCTTGATAAGCATTAGCTACGGTATTAAATTCAGGAGTACCTTTTTTATCAACATTATCTGTAATCCATTGTGCGTATTCTGCTGCTGTAGCCATTATTTATCTTCCTTTGATAATTGCGTCTGCTGCATTAAATAATTTATTTGTTGCTCCTGCAGCTGGGTTTTTATTTACAACTTTATTTTGTTGTTGCCAAATAGCATCTGCACCATTTAAATGACCATATTGGTCAAAGTAATTTTGCATAAATTGTAATTTAGCATTTGCTTTTTCGTATTGTTTTCTATAGTTTTCACGAATTTGTTGATTTACATCACCACCTTTTTCAATAGAAGGTAATGATTGTAGATACAAAGCAATGTCTCTATCAGATGTAGTACCTGAACCTGCAATACGTTTTTTAGGTGCTAAGTCAGCAGTAATAGATTGCATTACTTTTTCATCTGTACCACGTAATGACTCAGGCATAAATGAAGCAAGAGAACCTTCATACAATGCACCTGTTCGTGATTGTCTATTTAACTCACCAAATTGTTCAAGTTGATTTAAAACTTCAGCACCTTGATTAACAATAGCAGCATTATCTTGTAAATATTTTTGAGCTTGTTCTGATGCTCTTAAACGAGCTTCATCAGCTTTTTGTGGAGGTAATCCTTGCCAAGGAATTCTTACACCTTCTGGTGCTTCTAAAGATTGTGTTCCATATAAAAATTGTGATAAATCAGCCATTATTGTGTCCTCACTTGTATACCTTTTGATTTAAGGTCTTTAATTACTTGGTCTGTTGTTTTGTTTGTTGCTTTTGCTGTATCAGCTACATCTTGCATGGTAGCAAATTTAGGTGGATTTACTGTAGGTCCTGTAGTGCCATATCTATATTGTGATTCTTGTGTTTTTAATGGCATTTCAGCAGCTAATCTAGCGTCTATACTTAATTTTTTCCAATCTTCAAATTTACCTTTATACCCTTTACTTACAGCATATTCATACTCTTGAGCTAAATTTGGTAGTGTAGGTTCTTTTGCTTCTTTAGGAGCATCTAATGGACTTACAGCTAATGGAGACCATGTTTTAGTAGTTGGGTCATATTGCTCTGTAATTTTTTGTCTATCTTTTTCATAAGTTCTGATATTATCTTCTCTACCAGCTAACATTTTATTTCTGTATGCTGTATTTAATGCTTGGTCTATTACATTTTGAGAAGCACCAAATCCTGATAAAGCTGCTCTACCTAAATAAGGTAATGGGCTACCTGCATTTAAGT